GTACGTTATGGTTTGATGTCTGGACTAGACCCATCTAGGGCACTTATATTTTCACTACAGGCATTACAGGCTGGCTTAGTATCTAAAGACTTTGTTATGCGTGAACTTCCTTGGTCAATGAATGTTGGTTTAGAAACACAACAAGTTGACATAGAAAGATTACGTGATAACTTAAATGGTGCAATTAGTGCCATGACTCAAGCAATACCTGCAATGGCTACTCAAGGACAAGACCCATCTGACTTAGTAGAAAAAATTGCTAAAGTTATTGATGCTCGCAAGAAGGGCACTACTGTGGAAGACGCAGTGCTTGGTATCTTCAAGAAAGAAGAACTAGAGGCCCCTGAAGTAGTAGAGCAACCACAGATGTCCCCAGCGGTTGAGCCAGGTGCCCCTGTAGAAGAAATCCCACAAGAACAGATGGGTGCTCCAGGTGAGGCTGCTCCTGCTGGGGCAACTCCTCCACCAGATATAGCGGCAATCCTAGCGCAACTAGGAGGATAGTATGACAACTATAGTTGCAGTAGAGTCTAAACACTTGGCAACAATAGTAGCAGAGTCATACACTACATATGGAGATAGGCCTTACTACCATCCAGATGTAAAAAAAATTACTAAGTCTGGTAGTTGGCTACTTGCAGCATCTGGTGATGCTAGGGCCTGTGACATTATTACTAATGTTTGGAAGCCCCCCTCACCTAGAGGAAATAAAAACTTACATATTTTTGTTTCTACTACGGTAATCAAAAGCCTTCGTAAAATCTTATCTGAGAATGAATACACTCAGCAACCTAAAGATGATGGTTTTGATTTGCTAATGATATTAAACGGGCAAGTGTTTCACATAACAAATGATTTTACATTATTAAAAAGCATTAACGGTTTGTACGGGATTGGCTCTGGTTCTGCATACGCACTAGGTGCGATAGAAGCAGGAGCGGATATTGTGCAAGCAGTACGCATAGCAATTGAGTTAGACATCAATAGCGGTGGACCAATTCAAGTTGAAATTTCAGAAAGGACAAGTAATGGCACCAAGTAAAGGCAAACCAGTATCTGGTCCAGGTCGCTTGTCTCAGCGTACTGACTTAAGTCTTGCTCGCAATGTTTCTCAGAACCCAACTCAAGGCGCAAAAGAAATGCCAAGTGCTAGATATGGCGAAGGCAAAGAAACATCCGAATTGCAAAAGGCTGCACCAATGAGGGGTAATTCAGTTAGAGTTCCTAACGTACCCATTGCTCCACTAAGTGGACCATCAATGCGACCAGAAGAACCTGCAGAAGTAGGTATGCCATTTGGTGCAGGTGCTGGGCCAGAGTCTTTAGCGTTGCCTCCAATGCAACCAGTTATTCCACAAGAATTAACAACAGTTGCTAAGTACTATGATGCTTTAGAAAATATGGCACGTGCTACAGAAGCGCCAGAATCATTTAAATTATTTGTACAGGCAATTCGTTCACAACTAGGTAGACAATGAGATTAGCCAATAACATTGCAGCATTTGTTAATGTTCTTGGTCTTGACTATCCAGGTGCAGTATTTGAATTAGCCAATATGCCTTGGGAGTCTGACCAAGAAAGAGATAAGTTTATCTATGAAATTGCTACACTTGGACAAGGTGGTCAGTAGTGAGTTTTTGGGATAACTTAAAAGATACTTTAATGAAGCCTGTTAAGGCAATTGGCGAAGGATTAGGTGCAGCCTTTGGCGCACCTGGTGCTGCTGTAGGTGGCGTGGTTCAATCACAGGCTATTAGAGCAGGTGTACCAAGTAATCTTGCTGCTCGGGCTGGACAGCAAGCAAAAGTAGATGTTTCTACTAAAGGCCTTGCTGCAGTAGCAGAACTTGCTACACCTTATCGTGAATTGGTTGCAGAACCATTCGTTGCTGCAGAGTTTGAAGGTTGGGTTGCAGGTGGTCGTGAGTTTCTTGAAGGCCTACCTGGTCAATCACGTTTTCAAGAATCTGAAATTGCTCAGTACGTTTCGCCTGGTCAGACTATTGTTCGTGGTATAGGTCAGTTTTCTCCTTGGGAAGAAGCAGTTGACAAAATTGACTTTACAGACCGTAAGCAAGTACAAGATTTCTTTAGCAAAGGTGCACCAAAGTTTTGGTCTGGCACAGCAGACTTTGCTTTTACTATTGGTGCAGACCCATTTTTAATTGCAGGTAAAGGTGTAACTACTGCACGCACTAGCCTTTTGGCACAACCAATTAAGTCAGCAGAAGATGTTGCTTTTCAAGTAGGAAAAATTGATGCTGCTGTTGTAAACCAATCTTCCCCTTGGCGACCTATCATTAATGACATTATGAGTGATAGAGTGCAAACTGAAGCAGATATTATTTCTAGCGGTTTGTTTGCTCACGCAACAAAGCCAATAGACTTAGCAGCGTCATTAATTGCTGCTAAAAAACTAGGCCGTGAGGCTGTTGGTGATGTATTTAAAGTTGCTATTGGTGATGCTAATGCTTTGTCTAAAGTTAAATCGCAATCAGAAGCAGCACGCAAAGCACTTATTGATGCAGAGAAAATTCCTTCTTGGATTAAAACTCAACTAGAAAAGCCCATTGTTGGTGACCCAGATTTGTTTGGGCCATTCATTACGCCAACTGATGCAGATAAACTTGCACGTGAGGCTGCTGAACAAATTAAAAGATACGAACAAGTTGATGAAGGCTTGTCACGTATTCTTAAAGGTGACTTTGAAGCAGGCACTGAGTATGATGGTTTATTCGGTACTATTCGTAGCAAAAGCACTTCACGTTATGAGTTCTTAGAACGAGCACGTGTAAAGAATGCTGGTCGTGCTTCTGAATCTTACTGGGTTGTAAATGATTATACCACTCCAGATGGCTATACTACTAAAATACTTTCGTGGTTAAATCGCGGTAACTTACAGAACGAAGTTCCTGCTGGTTACATAATTACAAATGAAAGTGCTAGTCAATCAGCATTTCGTGAAGTTGCTGCTAACGCTCGTTTCATTGCAAAAAAGACTGGACAGTCTCCTACTTGGGCTAAACAAAAACTATCTGATTGGTCTAAGTTAACAACAAAAATAGAGCGCAATCAGTTTATTAAAGACTTTGAAGACGAAGCAGCCTATTTAATTATTAAGAAAAATGTTCCTGGCACAGAAGATATGACTGTTCCTCAGTTAGATTTACTTAAAGTATTAGTCAAAGAAATTACAAAAGGCTACAAGCAGGCACGCTACAAAGAATTAGTTAAGACTATAGATAGCGGTTTTCATACAATTGATGGTACTGGTACACCAGTATACGTTAAAGGTTTAGAAGATTTACTAAAAGGTCTTGGTGAAGATGTACCAAACTATCGCGCTAAACTTATTAAAGAGTTAGAAAGTGCTCCGCTTTTTGAATCAGACATTGCTGCTGTTTTGCAGATAATGGATTTTGATGCTTTTGAAAGTGTAATCAAAACTAGCCCTACACGTCTTGCTGCAATGGTTGAAAAGATTAAAACTAGCGGTCTTGACGAGCGCGGTTTGCGTAGCCAGATTAAAGCAATTGCTAGCAAAAATGTTGGAACAACTAAAACTGGTGCTGAGCAATTAACTAAGACTATGACTGCACAGTTAGTAGATTACGCAAAAGCAACTGGTGATACATTTAATGCTATTTGGAAACCAATTACTTTGATGCGTTTAGGTTATCCTATTCGTAACGTAGCAGAAAGTGGTTTGCGTTTACCAGTTGCTATTGCAGCACTAAGTGAAGAACTAGGGTACAGCAAGTGGGCACTTACTAAAGGTTTATTTCCATCTGTTGAATCTACTAAAGTAGCAGTTAATAATATTCTTGAGTTTAATAAAACACGTGTTGGCAAATATAAACTTAAGCAACAAGAACTTGATATTGTTTCTGATATAGATGCAGCGGATAACCTTATCCGTCAGTACACTAGAGGTGTAAGTGATTTAGTTCGTGAAGCAAATAAATACATACGTGAAATTAAATCAATCCGAAATACACGTTTAGATGATATTGATAACCTATTTAAAATAGCAATCACTAAGTTTCCAAAATCTAAACAAGATGAATATACGCGGTTAATGAATAAGTTTATTGACGACAGCATCACTGATGCTGAGCAAGATAAAGTTATTGAACTATTTGTAACTAAATTACAGAACGAAAAAGATGTGGCTGAATTTGCCTCATTCTTTAAATTCTTAAACGAAGCATTGCAGAATAACCTTGATGAAGTTGCTACATTACTAGAGCGTGGTGCTCGTGGTAAAGCAGCAGCAAAAGCACGCAACATTGGTAAGTATCCAATTAGTCCTATTGAAATTAATTTACTTGATAGAGTGCGTGCTGTTTATGAAGATATAATCTTTAAAAATCAAGCACTTGCAGACCAGCAACTAAAGCGCGGTTTTTATTTAGATGAGTTTGATACTTTAGTAAATGGTGCTACGCCAAGTTACAAGAGATTAAACGAAGGCGTGTATGAAGCATTTGATGGCTTGTTTGTTAATGATGCTTTTGCTGGCACGCTTGGTGCACTTGCAAGAAAAGATGTATCTGCTTTAAGCACTACACAAACTGTAGTAGGTTCCAACGTTCGTGATTCGCTTATTGCTAACTTTGGCCGTAAATCAAATGCTATTGAAGTAACTCCTGATATGCCTGAGTGGGCAGACCAGTATGCTAGATACTTTAATGCAAAACTTCACAATGACGAAGTTGCTGTTCGTATCGCTAAAGGCGAATCAGACGCAGATATTTTAGCCTGGTTCCGAAATAAAGAATCACGTAGAGAAGCGCGCCAATACAAAAAAAATGTTGCTCAGGCAATTCAAACTTGGGGCGGCGGAAGTCTATCTCGCTTTGTGCAAGCAGTGCGAGTTATGACTGAACGTAATTTACCAGACCTAACAGATGCTGGTTTAGATTTACGCAAAGCATTAATTAAAGGTAACTTAACCCCACAACAAGCATTACGTATTCCTCCAGACCTACGTGTAAGTGTTAAAGGTTTTGAGTTAATGCCTACACCAAATGTTACCGTTGAAGGCGCATATCAAAAGTTTGTAAACCTTTTCTTTAAGTATGTTGGTTCTATGCCAGAAGATTTTTTTATGCGTCATCCATTGTATAGAACAGTATATCAAAGTGAAATTCAATCTTTAGGTAATTTAATTAAAACTCAAGGTAAAGAATTAACTCCTGAGATATTACAGTCACTAGGTCGTCAAGCGCACTTTCGTGCTAACAAAACAGTTGTTGAGACTTTATATACAGTGAATCGTTTAAGTGACCCTGCACAGTTCTTTAGATTTGCTTCACCATTCTGGATGGCTCAGCAAAACTCTAGCAAGTTCTGGTTAGGTGAGTCAATTAAGAATCCACGTATTCCATATCTTGGCATTATGGCTTGGAATGCAGTTAATAAGCCAATGGATGTGCGAGATTTTGATGAATACAATCAGCGTGCTGGCACTGCTGGATTACCAATTAATACTGGTGAGCAATTATGGATTACAATGCCAAAAGGTATGGCTAAGTTTTTTGGTGTAGAAGATTTAAGAGAACTCAAGTTCTCTAAAGATTCTGCTAACTTAATCTTGCAAGGTGCAATTCCGTTTATTCCATCTTTAGGTGTGCCTATTCAGGTACCTGCTGGTATGTTAATGAAGCGTCTTGTTGGTGAGAAGTTTGACCCTAACAAAGAACTAGAAGAACTAGGTTTTATTGGCAAAACCATTCAAGAGTTTTTGGTAGGTCCACAGGTTCGTGGCCCAGAAGGTTTGCTTCCAGCAACTGCTTGGATGCGAAATCTTTATGACTGGACAAATTATGAGCAAAGCCCAAGATATTGGTCACGTGTTGAGTTAATTCTTGAAAAGCGAATGCTTGAAGTAAACGAATCTGGTGAACCAATTACAACCAAGATTGCATCAGAAATATTTAAGGATGCTACTCGTCAAGCACGTAATTCACTACGTAATGGTGTTATCTTTGGATTTACTAGCCCAGTATCAGTTCAACCTGGTTCTAAGTGGGAACTATTTAAATCTGAATACAGACTTTATGTAAGTGAGTACGGCTTTGAAGAAGGAAGCATAAAGTTTGAAGAAGAATATGGACCTGTAGTTGCAACTTATGCTAAGTCATCACTATCTTCTAACCCTGCTGGTTTACTAGCAACTAACAAAACTCTTAGAAACATTAGTGAGCACCGAGATTTATTTAATGAAATTTTTATGCGCAATAAAGCAGTTGCTGGTGCCTTGGTTAATGCTGGTACTGTAGATGAATACAGTCCAGTAGCAGACCAAAAACTAAGAGATGTTAGAGTTGATGGCCAAACCCTAAAGGGTCTAAAGAAAAACATTGTTGAGACAGAACAGCAACGTCAAGAAAACCTTGGTTGGGATAGATACATTAAAGCATCAGAACAAATTGATGCTGTGTATGTTAACGAATCTGCCGACTTTAGAACACGAGCAAAGCAAATTGCACGTGAACGTATTGCGGTAGATTATCCTATCTGGTTTGAAAGTTATGGTCAGGAAGTAAATACAAACAAAACTCCTGTAGTTCAGTCTATTATTACCGTGTTAAATAATGACAAGTTTGCTAACTCCGTTCAAGGACAAAGTTCTCTTTGGCAAGGACTTCGTAGATGGGCAGTTGCTAGAGAACAACTTGCCAGCGAAGTAACAGCATCTGGTAGACAACAGGCTGATGAACTTACATTGCTTCGCTACGAAGAAGCATCACGTAGAATCTCATTAGACCATCCAGAGTTTAGAGGATTCTTTGAGCGTTATCTTGCTGGAGATAAACTTAACAAAGTTCAGATAAGGTTGAAATAAATGATTGTTGGCAGAGAAACAAATAAAGACAAGTTAAAACCACAACCACCAAAGCCTAGTTCAGATGTTCCTACAGCAGAAGAAATAGGTGGGGCTAGTGGCTCTACAGGTGGTAGTGGCAGAGTTAAAATTAGAAGTACCACTCAATCAGTTGGGGCTGGTCGTGGCGAAGAAACAATTTCTGAATTTCTCTCTGTTGATGAAGCCAAAAATTTAATTCAAAAATCTTTAGCAACTAATGATGCCAAAACATATAATAAAATTATTCGGGCTATTGGCCCTGGATACACAAAACGCCAATACGAATCTATTTGGCGTGAAGCAGTTGATTGGGCAGTATGGAATAACGCTACTCCATTTCAGGCTATTAAAAGTGCTAACTTTGATATTGGAGTTTTGCAAGATTACAAACCAGCAGGTGCTGGAAAAACCTACACGCCAACTGAATCGGTTAGACAATACACCCCCACAGAAGGACGCAATACAGCAGTAGAAGTATTTCAAAGTTACTTGCAACGCAATCCTACCAAACAAGAAATTGAAGATTTTACAAAAGCCCTTAATAATGCTGCTATAAAAAATCCAACTACTACAACTACTAAGATAGTTAAAGGTAAAGCACAAACTACAACAACTGGTGGATTTGACCTTAAGGCATGGGCACAAGGTTATGTGTCTGCTAGATTTGCTGATGAGGGAGATAGTCTCGCCCAAAGACAGACTAATGAACTCCGTTCTATTGCTAAACAATATGGCGTAAATATGGGTGATAACTGGTACTCCTCTGCAGGAGTAAATGTTATGAGGGGTCAAGACCCTGAGAGATACATCAACGATATTAAACAACAATCTGCTTCTAGGTATAGAGCCTATGCAGATAGGATTAATGCTGGAGATACTTTAGAAAGAATCGCATCTCCATACATAAATGCTTATGCCAATTTGCTAGAGATTAATCCATACGATGTTGATGTGTTTGATAATACCATTCAACAAGCCTTACTTTCAACAGATGAAAAAGGAAACAACGTGCCTAGAAATCTATTTCAGTTTGAATTAGACTTGAAGAAGGACCCTCGCTGGTTAAACACAAAGAACGCCCAACAAACTTACAGTGGTCTTGCTAGTAAAATTCTTGGTGACTTTGGGTTGATGGGTTAATATATGGCAACTTTGCGAGAATTAGTACAGAATCAAACGAAAGATGAAGCACGTCTTGCCCAAGCCAAACGGGGTTCTGCTGAATATAAAAAAATTCAAGATAGAATAAATAGACGCCAAGAATTAATTCAACAAGCAGATGGTACTAGAGAATTTCCTGGCAGACCAATACTCCCAGAAACAACAGACCCATCACTTCAAACTCTTACTATAGATGAACCAGGTATTACTACACCTACTGGCGGTGATACTGTAGTATTCGGTGGTCAAAACTATAGCGTTGCTGATTTAATAAAAAGAATTGAAGATAGTCTTGGCGTAAGAAGTTCTGACTCTTCACCTAGTGGCCCTGGTTACGCATTAAGTATTCTACAAAATACTCGTCCTGATTTAGCAGCAAAATACGAAAGTCGTTCTGCATCTAGAGGCACAGGTGTGGAAGGCTACGGTATTATAATTAGGCCAGCAGGACAGTTTAAGGATGAGTCAACAGATACTTTCGTGGGTGCTGGTGCTGGTGCTGGTGATATTAGTGTTGGTGGCGGTAAGGTAGTACCCGTTCCACCAGTAACTTCTGCAGTAATAACTTCTGAAGCAGCCAATGCCAGAGTAATCTTTAACTCTTTATTCAAACAATACTTTAATCGTCCTGGAGACGATGCCTTTATAAAGTCTTTAACTACAGCAGTTGAAGACTACATTGCTAAAGGCTACACAGAAGATACAATTCGCGCTTTACTTCCACAGACTGAAGCATATCAGTCTAGGTTTGCTGGCAACAAAGGTCGTCAAGCAGCAGGTCTTGCTGTCTACAGTCCTGCCGAATACTTACAGGCTGAAGATACTTATGCAGAGATTCTTAATAGGTTTAACCTTGGTAAACTAGCCACACGTGAGCAGTTTTCTGACTTCATTGGCAATCGTAAGTCTGCATCAGAAGTTGCTGACTTGGTTCAGAATGTTTATGACAGAATTAGATATGCTGACCCAAACCTTAAAACACAATTAGAAACACTTAAAGAGTTTAACATATCTGAGTCAGACCTAGCAGCAAGTATTTTATCTGGAGATAAAACAGCACAAGAATTAAAGCGTAAGATTGCAGGTGCTGAGGTTGCAACAGAGGCTGGCATCCGTGGCTTGTCCACAACTAGAGCACAAGAACTTGCTAACTTAGGTGTAACCCGTGAACAGGCACGTACTGGATTTGAAGCAATTGCTCAGACAGCACCAACACTAACCAAACTTGGCCAGATGTACGGTAGCCCTGCAACTGCAGCAGACCAACAAACAGAACTTGAAAAAGAACAATTCCAAGGTTTAGCATCAGAACGCCGTAGGCGTTTGGCTGAACAAGAACAGGCTGCCTTTATGGGCAGGTCTGGTACTGCGAATATAAGCCTAGGTAGAAGAAAACCAGGCTCCATTTAGACCCTCTGCAGACCTGTCGGCCCTGCGAGAGTAAAAGTCCGATAGTAGCATCCAATACAAAGTCCCCGATTGTATTGTGGGCTGCGAACCAACAACAAACAGAATGGGAGATGGTTGCTATGAGCAACAACGAATGGCTAGATGACGAAGACTACTTGGAAGAAGACACTCACCAGAGTGATTCTGACTTAGTTAAAAAACTTCGGAAAGCCGCTAAGATAAACGAAAGACGTGCTAAGGAATTAGAAACGGAACTTGTAGGTCTTAGGACAGAACAAAGAAAGAACGTCATCAAATCCGTTCTTGAATCCAAAGGCGTAAAGCCATCAATTGCAAAATATATACCAAGCGACATAGATGCTTCTGCAGAATCTATTGAAGCCTGGTTGCAAGATAATGCTGATGACTTTGGAATCAGTTTAAGCCAGCCAAAGCAAGAAGTAGACTTGGCTGCACTGCGTCAGATAGATGCAGTAACCGCAAATGCTATTTCACCTGCTGGAATAGACGACTTAATGTTACGTCTAAACCAGGCTGAATCTGCCGAAGAAATAGAGAAACTAATCTTCGGTAGTAATTCATAACTACTATCACATAAAAGGAAACTAAATGTCAACTGTTTATACCGCCCTCTCAGGCGGAGCACAGTCAACAAACGGTGGCCTTGGTGGCGGTCAGTACGCATCCGCTTCTAACGTAGGAGCCTTCACAGCATCTAATGCTGCAGGTCTCGTTCAGAAGGCATATGACCGTCTTGTTGAGTTCGCACTTCGCTCACAACCACTACTTCGTAGTGTTGCTGACAAGCGTCCAGCGCAACAAGCAATGCCAGGTTCATCAATTGTTTTACAAATCTACACAGATTTAGCACAGGCCACAACTGCTCTATCAGAGCAAGTTGACCCTAACTCAATCGCAGTAGGTACACCTTCACAGGTTACCGTTACACTAGCCGAATACGGAAATGCTGCACTTGTAACACGCAAGTTGCAACTATTCAGTCTAGCCGATGTTGACCCAGCAATTGCTGACATCATCGCTTTCAATATGGCTGACAGCATTGACGAAGTTGCCCAGACCACACTACGTGCTGGCGACAACGTATTCTATGGTGGTGCCGCAACCTCTACAGCAACCGTCACATCAGGCATGGGATTGACTTCTGCTCTTGTTCGCAAGACAGTAGCCAAACTACGTGCAGGTAAGGCTGTTCCTCGTAAGGGTTCAATGTACTGGGCTGCCGTACACCCAGAGGTTTCACACGACCTTCGCGCCGAGACAGGTGCTGGCGGTTGGAGAATCCCTCATGAGTACCAGGCTAACAATGAAATCTGGGCTGGAGAGATTGGTGAGTACGAAGGTGCTTACTTCATCGAGTCTGCCCGTCTATACAACGCTACAGATGGTGCTACCTCTGCACGTGTATTCCGCTCATACTTTGCTGGAAAGCAAGCATTGGCAGAAGCAGTTGCAGAAGAGCCACACGTAGTGATTGGTCCTGTTACAGACAAGTTAATGCGTTTCCGTCCAATTGGATGGTACGGAGTACTTGGCTTTGCAATCTACCGTCAGGCAGCATTGTATCGCATTGAAACAGGCTCAAGCATTAACGCAACCTGATTCGTTGTTTTAAGTTTGGTAAGGGCTTCGGCCCTTACCATTCTTAGATTCACGAAAGGAAACTATGGGATATGTATTAATTCCACCTACCATTGAAGAAGGACCAATAGGTGGACATCGCTTATTCTACTTCTATAAGATGTTAAGAAGTATTAGCGTATTAAAGATAGATGGTCAGTATGTAGAAATACGAGAGCCATCTCAAGATGACATAGCCTTAGCAACAGAGGTTTACATTGGTGGTCACGAATATCCAGTATCAGATGCGATTGCTGCAGAACTAATTGCTGCAGGGTATGAGGTAATAACAGTATGAGTAATTGTAGAACTGGGTGTCCTACACAAGACCACGATAGTTGGGGAGATTGCTTACGAGCATCTAATATCCAGATGAACACTGGTGATGCTAACGGAAACAAGATGTCCAGCAAGAAGAAGTGGGATGCAGAACTTAATGCTTATGCTTCTGCACGTGCACAAGGTATCCAACCTGATGGCACATCAATGAAAAAGATTCAGGCTGCTGTAAAGGCATCCGAGAATATGGGCAAAGCCTATGATGGCGGTACCGCTATTGCTTCTGCTCAGAAGTTACAAGATAAGAAAATCGTTAAGTCCCTCAATGAAGTAGGAGTTATATAATGTGTGCAACTTGTGGATGTAAGCATATCAATTACAAGCACCGTGCAGGTGAAATGGTGGCTGACCCAACTGGCAACCAACCATTTACTCACGAAGGTTACAAGGTTCCTCCAATGCCTAGGACAACTAAGCGTGGCAAGTAAAAAAGACCCTCGTCTTACTAGAGCAGGTGTATCTGGTTTTAACAAACCAAAGCGTACACCTAGCCATCCTAAGAAGTCACACGTAGTTGTGGCTAAAGAAGGTAGCAAAGTAAAACTAATAAGATTTGGACAGCAAGGCGTAACTGGAGATAGAAAACCAACACCACGTCAAGCATCGTTCAAAGCCCGTCATCGCAAAAATATTGCGAGAGGGAAGATGTCAGCAGCCTACTGGGCAGATAAGGTAAAGTGGTAAATATGTACGGAAAGAAAATGGCAAAAGGCAAGATGGACAAGATGGCTAAGGCTCCAAAGGCTAAGGCTAAAGTTAAGAAAATGGG